CTTAGTATACCTTTGACGTCCCAAGGCGCAAGGAACTGTCCTTTTTTGATATTTACTACACAGTTAGTATCACACGCTGCACGAATAAGATCAGTTTGTCTACACAAGAATGCAGGAATCTGTAGCACATCTACAATGTCTTTGAGGTATTGTATTTGATCAACTTCGTGTACATCAGTTAGTGTTTTAACATCAAGTGTGTCTTTGAGTGCTAGTATATCATGTACAAACGAATGTAATCCTACACCACGTTTGCCATTAGCACTTGTGCGGTTTGCTTTGTCAAAACTTGCTTTGAAGTAATATTCAATGCCATACTTGTCGCATACACGCTTACATTCTGTAGCAATTTCTAAACTTTGTGCTAATGATTCGTGCTGGCACGGTCCTGCTATAATTCTCATTTTACTCTCCGTCTTTTATAATATAATATAGGTTGAGTGTTTTGTCAAGTTGTTTTCTTAGTGTTGGATAATTATCGGCTAATGCAAATAATTCTTTCCATTGATCATAACTTACTATTCCTAGTGCTTCGTTAACTGCCTCAGGATTTCCACCAATTACCCAGCGCCCGTTGTACTTTGTGCGTTTAGGCTCATCTCTAAATCTAGCAAATACTACACCATTAGCACGTTCGTATATTAAATGTTCGTGTGCTAGTTCTGTCTTAGGAGGACAATTAATTATCATTTACGCATACCTGAAAATGTTGTTGTTTTAAATTTCTCATTATCATTTTTGAGGCTTTCAATAAGATCAAAGTTTAGTTCATTTTCCTGTAGTGTATGGGCAAGTGCTGCAACATCTTTAGGCAAACACATACCACCGTATCCACGCAATCTATTGTTTACATCAAGATACAAGTTTTTTGTTTTACCAGTTTGTACATATGCATCCTTAACCTGTGAATAATCACAATCAAACTTTTCACAAAGTTCATAAAACACATTTGCAAATACAATACGTAATGCTGCATACGAATTGTTAAAGTACTTGAGTATTTCGGCTTCAGTTGGCGATAGTTGTTTTGTTGCTTTAGGCAAATTGCCATGTGCTTCGGTAATTTTTTTATATACATATGGATCATCTGTGCCGATTGCTAACAGCTCATGATTATTGATAAAATCGTCTGCTGCTGCTCGTTCACGCAAAAACTCCGGAGCACAGCATATTGTAAGTGTTTGAAAATTATCTATCATGCGTTCAGTAAATCCTGGCTCTACTGTACTGCGTATACAAACAACACCCTGGTAGCTTATTTCTGTAAGTTCATTAAGTACACTTTCAATAACTGACGTATCGCACTTGCCGTTATTTTCTGGTGTAGGCAAACACAAAAATACTACTTCAGTATTTTTTAGATCTAATATTTCAGTATCAAATTTAATATCGTGTTCAAATACTTCGTGTTCAAGTAATCTAAACCCTGTAGCGTTTGCGTTTCCTACAACGCCCATTCCAATAATACCAAGTTTCATAATAGTGTTTCCAATGTCTTTTTTAAACCTACTTCTAAAGGTGTATAATCTGTAAATCCTGTAAGTGTTTGCACTAGCGTAGTATCAGGACATCTACGTGTTGCACTGCCTACAGGGCTAGGACGTATTTCTAATCTGTCTGGATTGATACCCATATATCCCATTATTAGTTTTGCTACAATACTTATACGTGTTTCTACATCTTGTCCTACGTTTACTGTTTGATTACTAGCAGTTTGTATTAGTATATCTGTCATACGCACAGCATCGTCAACATAACAAAAACTACGAGTATCATCGCCTTTGATATAGTACTCGCCTTGTTTACAACGTTCTACAAACTCATTTATAAAGTGGTCAATTTGTCCTGGACCGTATATATTAAAGTAACGTATGATAAGATACTCAAGTCCGCTATTAGCAACTAGGTTTTCGCCTAGTGCTTTTGGTATACTATAACTCCAACGTGGATTGGTAATGTCATTATACATTACAGGTACTGCTTCATCGGTAGGCACGTGATAATATCCGTTGTCTATTGTGCTGTTGAATATTTCGCATGTACTAGCAAATACAAACTTTGTATCAGTATTTCTATAACGTTCAATCAAGTTAATAGTAGGCAGCGTATTATTAATACAAACATCGGTAGGATTTTGATAAAAAAGTTTTGTACCATTAGTTGCTGCAAGATGTACTATAGTATTGCAATCTGGCATCTTACTGGTTACATCAAGTAATCGTAAGTTTTTATCTGCGTATTTTTGATCATAGCCTATCACATTGTACGTATCTTTGATATAATTATAAAAGTGATTGCCTATGAACCCTTTGTGTCCTGTTACTATTATTTCCAACCTGCTTCTTCCTTACTATTACTAGTTGTATAAAACTCTTGTGGTGATGCCATTGTAGTATGAATATCAATTTTGCCATCTATATGGCATTGTATGTAATTAGCAAATTCTCTATTCTGTTGCGGACTCATGTGGCAATAACGATGGTCATCGTCTTCTTTTAATCCTAATGCTTGCCAGTCGAGTTTGCTTATATTAATCATACTACCAATAGTACGATCAAGAAAATCAAATGCAAAAATAATATGTGTATCAGGGCGTTGATATTTAATACTATCTAAGTATGCTGTATGATAAATGATATTGCTATCGTAATGCATATTTTTTTGTACTTCGTTTTTTATTGTTTTTGTTAAACGAGAATCAAATAAACAGTTTGCATCTTTATTCATATCTTTTAGATCTGGATAATTAGTATTTTGATAAAATGCCAAATGCTTGGGGGTATTATTTTTAGTAGTAAAAATACTACCTCGTGTAGTACTAGTAACTACAAATATAATAGTATCATGCTTATGATGATTATTTAAAAATTGAAAATAAGAATAATCAAAACTACTACCACCAATACTATAATTAGTTACATCACCTATCAGAGATGGCCAGCCATTGCCGTATCCAAGTCCATAACTATCTCCAAATATTGCTATTGTCATTTAAAACTTTCAAAGTATGCAGGCGGTAAACGTTTTTTAGTTGGACCTTTTTCGTGTAACATATATTCACTTAAAAAACATTTATTCAGCGGTGTATGTGTATTTTTGTCTATGCTTAGTTCAGATAAGTCTTTGTATTTTAATTTACTTGCTGCAAACATGCAAACCTGCCCGTCATACCATTTTGTAATTTCTTTAGGCTTGTTAGTATATGCGTTTTTGTATGTTTCTAAAAATTGAAAAAAGTGTTTGTGATTTTTATTTACAATTACAAATCCAGATTCTGCACTATATTTTTCACCTAGATAATCATGACTAAACAACGCTACACAATATTTTTTAGGACACAGTTCTGTAATTAATTTTGCTTCAAATTCTTTACGATATATTATATCAGCATCTGACCAAATTAAATAATCGGTATCTATATTTTCCAATGCATGTATAAATGTTAAACCTTTTTTTGCAAATTTTATTTCTTTTTGCACAGTTGATTTAAATTGTTTCCATTGTGGATGTATTACATGATTCCAATCGTATACTTTAAGTTTATCTGTTTCTGTAAACTTTGAGTTTACATTTTCAGCATAAACATTTATTCTACAATTACTTGGAGAATATTTTAAGAAACTGTTCAACATATATCGACCAACATTATCGTAATAATGCTGGTCCATAGTTGTTACATATTCAAACTTCAGTGCCACTTGTGCGTCTTACAATATCATCGTGATTGAACTCTGCCCAATACAATTCAAATGCAACGCCGTCTTCAAGGCCTTCAAACTGGTGTATCTTGCCTGGCTTGACTTGTGTAAAGTCTCCGGCATTGAGAATGGTTTCATCTAACAGTCCTTGGTCGTCTTGCCATACACGTACAAGCATTTGTCCTGACTCTACATAAAAGCCGTTCCACTTGAACCGATGCTCGTGTTCACTACATTTGTATCCTTTGTTGAATTCAATACGGTGAAACTCTAGTACACCGTTTGCATGAATGAGTTCGGTGTTACCCCAAATTTTTCCTGCTTTAATTCCCATTTTATTCTCCTATAATAATTTTCCGTAATCAACAACTTCACTTTGTCGATTAATATCTTTTACAAAATATGCACAATCAGGATTCTCTCCATCGAAGATAGGAACGCTTAGTAAATGTCCGTTACGCATCTTTGGGAAAAACCATTTTACATCATTATAAAAATTTGTAATTTCAATCTTAGCAAAGCGTGGATGTGTACCAGTTAACGGATTAAACAAAAATGCTTCAAAGCCTCGTTCGTTTAAACTTGTTAATGGTAGTACTTCTAAGTCACTGCCGCTTTGGCTGCATCCTACAGCAAGGCACCAATCCAATGGCATAGTAATTTCGTTCCCGCCAATTTCCATTACTATGGCTGGCGAATTAAAACTTTCTAAAAAGATCAACGGATTAAAGAAAAAATCCGGATCTTGTGGGTTACTGTTATCAAGCACTGCAAATCGTAAATCATCTTCGATTACTTCAGGCAAGGAATTTAATAGAAAACTTTGGTTTTCAAGTGTCATTATTCGCATGTTAATTCCAATCAACTTTTTCGATAGTGAATGGGTACTGCGCCTCTTTGTAAAACTTTTTACGTTGAGTAAGGTGCCGCTTCGCAAACTTACAAGTGCTTGTAAGATCCCATATTTGCACGAAGTCTTTGTCCTTTGCCTTTCTTACACCTCTACCAATTGATTGAATTACTCTTACAAAAGACTTCCCAGGCTCCAAAAGAACCAAGTTAAAGATACGAGGAATGTTAAGACCCACGGCAGCAACTCCATAGGTTGCGATAATAACCTCATTAGTTCCTTCACGTATTGTATCATATGTTTCTTTCCTGTCTTTGTTTTTAACAGCACCGCTTACAAATGTGCTGCCTGGTATAAGTTCTTGTAACATTTCGCCTGCGCTAATTCTATCTACTAGTATTAATGTATTGCCTGATTCTTTTACTGTGTTTAATAATTTGCCTATATATTCTATTCTTGCTGGATTGTTAACAAGATATTTTAATTCTTCTTGATAACCGCTGTGTGCTACAGTATCAATTAATTGTACTACGTTAACGTGACATTCTGATAGTACACCTTTGTCTTGCAATTCTTTTGCTGAGATGTTGCCAATTACAGGACCCAGTGATGCGTGAATACTTTCGAACTCAAACTTCTCTTTAGGTACTGTACCAGTTAGTCCCCAGCGGATTGGAGCGTTGCGTAGGTTGCGAGTGAGCAGGTTCTTGAGAACTTCTGCCTTGGCTTGATGTACTTCGTCAACAATAATAGTGCTGACACCATCAAGGAATTCAGCAAGCGACAATACTGCGCTACCGTCCTTATGCTTCTTGTCAAGTATGTTTAAACTTTGCCAAGTGCAAATAGTGTGAGTCTTACCTAGTTGTTTTCTGTCTCCAAAGTATACCCCTACGTCGAGCCCACAGTTAATATAGTCTTCTTCTGTTTGTTCTACTAACGACTTGTTAGGAACAATTACAAGTGACCTACCGTATGGCTCAGCTATGTGTGACAGCGTTGCTGTCGTNNATTGTTTTACCTGCACCAGTAGCAATCTGTTGCAAGCTCTGTGGATTTTCTAAGAAGTTATTAATTGCTTCTACTTGATAGTCACGTAGAATAATATCTTCACCTTCTGCTGGATGACCTTCTGGCCATACAACGCCCTGGTCTTTCCAATAGGTTTCTGTAACTGGTGTAAAGTCTAATTGTATAGGATGTCTATTGTCCTGAATGTCAACTATTTGTACATTATTTT